GAGACGTTAAGAAGTCTAAGGTATACGTGGATCCTGATGGAGACGGTAAAGCAAAGAAGGTAGAGTTTGGAGATCCAAACATGACCATCAAGAAGCATATACCAGCTCGTCGTAAGTCTTTCCGTGCTAGGCATAACTGTGACAACCCAGGTCCAAAGGACAAAGCGCGCTACTGGAGTTGTAAAGCTTGGTGATGTATAAATAGTAAGTTCGAACAATTGTAGATGGATAAAAATGAAAAGATACAACCAGCTCTTAAAAGAGCTACCATCAAAGAAAGTAGTATTCGCGTTTGGTAGGTTCCAACCTCCCACCAATGGTCACGCGCTACTAGTCAACGCTGTCACTCGCCTAGCTAAAGCTCAGGGAGCTGACCATGTCATCTATGCTTCAAGGTCAAACGACAAGAAATCCAACCCTCTTGCGGTTGATCGTAAGGTGTATTACCTTAAGCGTATGTTCCCAAATACTACGTTCGTCGCGGCAGACGATAACGTACGCACGTTCATAGAAGCGGCTAAGCATCTAAACAAGACATACAAGAACCTGATCATGGTTGCAGGTTCTGATCGTATCGCAGAGTATAAGCGTATACTTGACAAATATAACGGAGAAAGTTTCGACTTTGACACCATAGAGGTCGTGTCGGCAGGAGAAAGGGATCCAGACTCAGACACAGCAGCTGGGATGTCAGGCACAAAGATGCGTGAAGCTGCTAAGAAAGGCGACTTTGCAGCGTTCAAGAAAGGGTTGCCTCATACGTTGACAGACCATGACGGTCGTAGGTTGATGAACGACGTACGTGAAGGTATGGGTTTAGAAGCGATCAAAGAATCGATACAGTTTAAGCGTCATGACCTAAGAGAGAAGTATCATGCTGGTTTGATATTTAAGGTCGGCGATAAGGTACTGTTTGAAGGACACACGTGTGAAGTCGTCAAGCGTGGTTCAAACCATATCCTGATACAACTGCCTGACAGCAGCATACAGAGCAAATGGCTACATCAAGTACAGATCTATGAAGATATAACTCCAGGCGGCATACACGACAAAGAGATCAAGTTTAGTGGTTATACCACTAAGAACTTCCATCACAGCGAAGATGCTGCTAAAGCATTCATAGAGACCATATCCAGGATACCTGAGCGTGATATGGAGTGTGTGCTTACCGCTTTAAGAGCAACAGACAAGTATATGGGCCTGAACGATAAAGCTATATCTGGAACGAAGTTATCTGATGCCGAACGTGAAGAATGGTTAGCTGCACATGAGAAAGCTCGTGAAGAGTTGAACAAGATTGGCGAGTTTGCCCATCACCTAGATTATTGGCACATGCATCGTCACGAGATGGAAGATGCTCATAACGATTACGTCGAGAAGGCCGATCAGATGGAAGAAGAAACGAAGGTTAAGTACACCGCTTCAGATAAGATAAAGGTCGCGCGAGTCATAGCGACGTCCTTAGGGCATGATCCAGAGTCTTCTACAAACCCAGAACTATTAGTCAACACCGCGTTGCGTCGTATGCGTAACAAAACATTGTCGAAGCAAGGCATAGAGATCGTACACAACATGCTGAAGCTTGCAGGTGAAGCCGGCATCAAGTACGACGATAAACTCTTCAAGAACCCTTCGATCGAAGAAGCTGTAGTTGGTTCATCCCTCGAAGCACCTGAAAATCAAACACTTCGCAAGATGAAGATTAGGCATCACCTCGGGGAAGAGGATGATAAGGAAGAAGATGAGTTTGATATGTCAGACGAAGACATCGATAAGATGCTCGACTCTATGAACGACGACGATTTCCTTGATGCCTATGATGATGAAGAGTTAGGCATAATTGATGATGATACCGGGGAAGAAGCCGAGGACGAAGAAGATGATGAGGATGAAGAAGACGAGAAGGAAGAAGTCAAAGAGTCTAAACTCAACGAGGTGTTAAGTCGCGCTGAACGCATAAAGACTAAGGTCCGTTTCATGCGTACCAAGAGTAAGAGAGAAAGAAGGTTACGTATCGCTCTTAAGACTAGGTCTAACACGAAGAAGGTTAACGATAGAGCTAAACGTATGGCTATCAAGACCCTTAAGCAGCGTATCGCTAAGAAGCCCTTAGAGAAACTGTCGGTTGCTGAAAAGGAACGTTTAGAGCGTTTCGTGCAACGCAACCCTCGCATCATCAACAGGATCGCTCTTAAGATGGTACCAAAGATCAGAAGGCTTGAGACAGATCGTTTAACACATAAATCATATACTAAATAATAAGTCATATATGATATGCAGAGATGCATTATACACCATATATGACTAATAAACTCGTCGAATAGGAAAAATAATGGATATAGTACAAGCTTTGAGGAGATGTTTAGCTGATTCTTTCTTGATGTATTTCAAGGCACAGTCGTATCATTGGAACGTCGAAGGTATACACTTCAGTCAATATCACGACTTCTTTGGAGACATCTACGCAGAAGTATATGCTGCGGTAGATGATATCGCTGAACGTATCCGTATCCAAGGAGCGTATGCTCCAGTCAGCTTAGCGGAGCTATATCGCGATAACTCAGTGATCGAAGATGTAGCGATGCCTTTGACCTGTAGGGACATGGTTATAAAGTTAGATGAAGCTAACACCATCGTCTTAAGATCGCTTAACGCTGCATTTGCCATGGCATCAGAACAAGATAACCAAGGTCTAGCAGACTATCTCGCTGGACGTATCGATTCACATAACAAGCATTCTTGGATGCTTAAGGCATCAATGAAGGAGGGGTATGATGGGGCTAATCGCTAACTATCTAGCAGAGAAGAAAGAAGTCGAAGACGACGAAGACGATAGGAAAGAGGTACAGATGACTGCGGACTATAAGACTAGCAAGAGCGGTCGTAAGTATCGAGCACATAAGATCGTCTTCAATAAAGGCGAAGATGATGGTAAGAGATCCCTCGGTGAAGGCAGCGAGATGTCTGATGAAGACAAAGCAAAGAAAGAAAAGTATGTGAAGGGCATGAAGAAGAAGTTCAGCTCCTTCGTCGCTAAGTACGGTAAGGATGCTGAACGAGTGATGCATGCTACAGCTACAAAGATGGCGATGAAAGAGGAAGTTGAAGAGATCGAAGAAGGTGCAGATCCAGAGGTTGCTGCAACATACAAGAAGATAGCGACTCAGCATCTCAAGGATATAATGGCTAAAAACGCATCAAACTCGAGTAAAATTTACGCGAAGAAGATGCATCAGCGCGCTTTAGAAGCTTCTAAGATGAGTAATCATACCGACGCTCTGAATCACTATCGCGGTGTCAAAGAAGAAGTAGAACAGGTTGATGAAGCTGTGACAGTGGATAAGAAAAACTATTCATGGGGTAAGATGGTTACCGTTCACCATGGATCTGAAAATTCTTACCCTCTACACCCAGAACATCAAGAAGCCATCAAGAAGTTAAAGGACGGAGAGCATACTACGTTTAAGGATGAGACCAACAGGAAAGTTACGGCTCATAGAGAAGGCGATAAGGTGCACCTCTCAGGTGCTGGATCGAATAAGAAGACTACGGTCGCGCATAGTCACTTTACTGAAGAAGTAGAACAAGTAGATGAGCTTAATAGAAAAACTTTAGCTTCATACGTTAGTAAAGCAGCAGGTTCTTACGGCAGAGATAAACAACTCATAGGTAGAACTAGTTCTGATGGTACTGTAAAGAACGCTGATCCAGATTTGAAGCGAGCAGTAAAAAATAGATTGACTGGAATCAATCGCGCAGCCGAGCGCTTAGCTAAAGAAGAAGCCGAGCAAGTTGTGACTGAGATGGATAAATCAGCACCACAACCTGGGCGTGACGGCAAAATAAGTCATAGCACTTATGGTTCGAGAGATAAAGAAAGTTCTGACTATTTCAAAGGTAAGGAAGTTCCTGTTAAGCCTATCACCGTAAAGAAGATGGAAAAAGACGCACTTGATGTTCTCAAGAAGCAAGGAGTGGCGGAAGGTAAGAAGTCTGACCGTTATCACATTGTAGGTAAAGACGGCAAGCCTGCCAATTTGGCCAGTTATGCTGACAAAGCCAGTGCTATAAAAGATCGTGATGAAAAGTATCCAAACGCAGATGTGCATCAAGTTGGTCCGCGTGGTAAAGTCAAAAGTATGGTCAAAGGCGTGGCGGAAGAGATAGAGCAAGTCGACGAGATCTCTAAAGAGCTTGCTGGTAGGTACTATGCAGCAGCGAATAAAGAGCACATCAAGAAAGTCGGTATAAAACCAAACATGTATAACCGTATCGAGAAGGATATGGGTAAGAAGCGTAAACAAGGCGTCGATCGTGCTTTTGATCGAATGACGAAAGAAGAAGCTGAGCAACAGATCGAGTCTGTCGTTCCTGAATATGACGATCCGATTTCTCGCATGAGAAAGAAAGAAAATGAACAAAAAAGGAAAAATCAAAACATGAAAGAACAGCTAAAAGGTAACCAGCACAAGCTTGACAAGAACAAGAATGGCAAACTAGATGCTCATGACTTCAAGCTTCTGCGTAAAGAAGACGCTGAACAAGTCGATGAAGGTCAGAGTCATCAAGCTAAGACGACGATGAAGCATGTCAAGAACCCTACAGCAGGTGAGAAGAAAGCAGCAAAAGATATTAAGCCTGGTGTAGCAGGATACCGAGATCGGATCGCTATGCTTAAGTCTGCTGAAGCAGACGGTCGTCTAAAGAAAGAAGAAGCAGGACAGGTCGACGAGGCTTGGCCAGGTACTCCAGAATATAAGAAGAAGTTCCCAGATACCGAGCGTACAACTGGTGCTGGAGCTAAACACGATATCGTAAAGACCGCCACTGGGATTAAAGCTTTCCGTAGGTTTGCTGCAGACGACGAAGCAGAGAAGCCAGCAGATGCTCCTAAGCGTGGTCGTGGTAGACCAAAGAAAGATAAGTTTGCTGAAGCAGTCGACTTTCTTATGTCTTTAGATGAAGCCCATTTTGAAGAACTAACCTCAGAAGGATTCGATGCTTTCTTCGAATCATTCGTCAGAGTAATTGAAAGCAAATAAGGAGAAAAACAAATGCCATTATGGACAAACGTAGACGAAGCCAACGGTAAGCCAAAGTACCTTACCGCAGGCGAGAAAGCCATCACTTATGGTATCGACGAAGGCGAGATGCAAACCACTACAGCGAAAGCTAAAGGTTTCTCACACGCTGGCTGGAACATGTATACCACATACACCGATGGTAACGGAAACACCCGTCATAAAGCAGAGACGCTCGTGGCGATGGGAACCATGACTGGAGACGGTGCAGATGACTCGATCCTTCCAGATCGTACGATCACCATCACATCACAACCAGGTGACCAGACTAAGACCGCAGGTCAAACCGCAACATTTAGCGTGGTGGCTTCAGTGTCTCCTGCTGCGACGTTGGCGTACCAGTGGCAAGTTTCTGCAGACAGCGGAGCGACATGGACAAACATCACTGGAGCAACGTCTTCTACTTACACTTTCACCACAGTTATCGGTGATAATGGTAAACAATACCGTGCGGTAGTGTCTGCTCCTCAGGCTGCTAACGTTAACTCTGACGCGGCTGACCTAGCTGTATCTTGATCTTGGGGTAATCCCCTTCGTTTACTATGGTAGAAAAGTTGACAGAAGATAACTTCTTACTCTATGCGATGCATCACTATGATAACAACCAGTGTCATACGATAGATGAGTTTGAAGAGGATCTTCGAAGGTTCTTATACCTTAAGAAGCTTTTCAACCGTTACCAAAACGAAGGGGAACTCAAAGAGAGGTTGATACTCAACCACCTCATAGTACTGTTTAACGTGTTTGGTGATGCGTTGAACCCGATGCTGTTCATGAAGATAGATAGAGAGCATTGGCCTATACTGAAACCATTCTTGGTATACTTAGGAAGGCTTGACGAGGGTGAGGTATATATACCTTTAGACCAGAGGGTCGTAGATACTTTAAGGAAGATCTGATGTCGATGATAGACAACCTCATAGCATTTAGGGTGCTATACATGCTTGTGACGCCTTTCGATAAGACTGACGCGTTCAAGCTTGGCATCATAGATAAGGACGGCAAGGCTCTTAAGAAGGTCAAAGACTTCAAGTCTTCGGCTGAGCGTGATGCCTATACAGCTTTACATCGACTCGTCTTCAACCTTAAGAAGCTACTTGCTAAGGTACCCGGTGGATCATCGCAGCTAGCATCTATCGTAGCAGCCTACTGGTTAATAAAAGAGAACTATGCTTCTCGAACGACAGTGAAGTATGAAGAGCTACTTGAAGTCATCGATCTGATCGAATCGAAGAACATCGTGCTGGTAGAAGAAGAGTTGACCATCCGTAAGTTCTTAGAAAAGGTTGATGAAGAAGGCATAGTGAACGTTGTGGGGAATGGAGCTGCTGTTGCATTAGACGAACCTGTAGTAAAACCAAAGAAGAAGCCAACGATCCATAGAAGAATGAAGAAGGTGTAATAATGGGCATTGGGATTGCCATAAGGGCTATAGTATCTTTGTTGATCGTTGCGCTCATAGCGGCAGCAGGATGGTACGTCACCTCTCTCAAAGCTGATCTGGCTGTGAGTCAAGAGAACACGAAGAAGATGATAGAAGCTGTCGAAGAACAAAAGGCAGCCATAGCTCAGATGCAGAAGGATCAAGCTGAAATCTCTAGGATAAACAAAGAACTTAGTGATAATATAAGGTCACATCAAAAAGACGTGAAAGACTTGGAAGGTAGGTTTAACACTGCATCTAATGGACAACCTAGAAATTTTGCAGCAGCTGCAGCTGCTAAACCTGAATCGATACAACGTGCAGTAAATAGAGGTACAAAGAACGCTCTAAGATGCTTAGAGATTGCTTCAGGATCGCCGTTAACTGATAGTGAGAAGAATGCGAAGACCGAATATGAGATCAATAAAGAGTGTCCTTCTTTGGCCAACCCTAACTATACTGCTGGTAAGTAGTAGCGGTTGCGCTTTCATCCCTTCTTGGTTTAAGAAGGATGATCCGCCAAAAGTGATAGAGGTTTTTAAGAAACCGATAGAGCGTACCCCGCTCAACATCATCCAGCCTGAACCTATACAAACTAAACCTTTGACTTGGATAGTTGTTACACCTGAGAATGCAGAGAAGGTGTTCAACGACTTAAAAGATGATAAAGTATTATTCGCTATCACCTCTGAAGGTTACCAAGACCTTGCGATGTTGATGGCTCAACTAAGAGTCTTTATATATACACAGAGACAGATCATCATCAAGTATAAAGAGTACTACGAGACTCCGCGAAAAGAAGAAAGCAAGGAGTGAATATGGAACTAACGTCAGCACAACTAAAACAACTTTTGCCAAAGAACCCATACGTGGAACATTGGCATAAAGCACTATCACAACTTTTACCAGACTACGAGATCAACACTGCCCAAAGGATAGCAGCGTTCGTGGCACAATGCTCTCACGAGTCTGCAGGGTTTACTGCTCTTAAAGAGAACCTCAACTATCGTTGGCAGACTCTACGTAAGCTGTTTCCTAAGTACTTCCCTACCGACGAGTTGGCGCAAGAATACGCCAATAAACCAAACAAGCAAGAAGCTATAGCCAACAGGATCTATGCTAGTCGTATGGGTAACGGGGACGAAGCGAGCGGCGATGGCTACCGCTTCTGCGGAAGAGGCTTGATCCAACTTACGGGTAAGAGTAACTACACGTGGTTCGCGGCATCTCTTGGTATCACCGTAGAAGAAGCAGTAGAATACTTACAAACGTTCGAAGGCGCAGCGCAGTCTGCATGTTGGTTCTGGGAAACCAATAAGCTCAATGAGTGGGCCGATAAAGGTGACATTTTAACATTAACCAAGCGTATCAACGGTGGTACCATTGGTCTTGAAGATAGGATAAAGCATTACGAGCACGCTCTACATGTACTAGGAGCGTAGCATGAAGATAAATAATGACCTGAAATTGGTCAAGTTCTTGTTGGTCATACTGCTGTTGCCGATAGGTCTAGCGATGTGCAGTGGAGATAGGTTTAGATATCCATGCCAGGATCCAGAAAATTGGGATAAGCAGATATGTAAGATGCCGCAGTGTGACGTGACTCGTACTTGCCCTGAACATATATTCAAAGGTCAACGAGATCCAAGGCTTGGTCCACCTCCAACTAGGACCGATCAACCGATTACTCAACCGGCAGCGCCAACATCGTCTCAACCTATGACGTGTCAGGCATGCCCTCCTCAAGTACAACCGAAAGGGGCAATAAGTGGAAAATAATGAGAAGAAGGAAGAATCGACCTTCCTATACACCGAAGAGCAGCTGATGGCTCGATTGAAGTTCTTTATCGGCATCTGCCTATCCATGACTCTTACGGGTATCGTGTTCGTTGTATTATACTCGTTGATCTTCGTGACACAGCCTTTGAACGCGATGTCTCCTATCGATCAGAAGTTCTTCGAGCTTATCGTTCCTATCGCTACGTTCCTGACTGGTACACTATCAGGGATCATGCTTGCTGGTAACGACAAAGATTCTAGGATGAAGGCGATCGAAGCAGCGACAAGAGCACCCGTAGTTTCGGCTCCTCCACCGCCTCCACCTCCTCAAGCTCCGTTAAGCTCAAACCCTTTCATGTCTAAGCCGTTAGAGCCATCTTCGTTCATGACACCCACTTCTGGTGGGATGCCAGTAGCTTCTATGACTCCCGCCGCTCCAGCTGCTGTAACTAGTATCGGAGGTAAGTTAGCTCCTCCCCCAGCACCACAACCAGAACTATAAGGAACTGTCATGAAGAAGTTTTTAGTAGCCTTAGTTGCATCTCTGTCGATCAGCTTAGCGTACGCCGAAGCTGAGACGAAGAAGGTATGTATCGATAAACTTGACAGCAAAGGTCAAGTCGTCAAAGATAAAGCTGGTAAACCAGTACAAGAATGTAAAGAGATGAAGGTCCATAAGAAGCTTGAAGGTACGAAGGTACCAGAAAAGAAATAATATGGAAACGCCCGAAAGGATCACGAAGTTGGAAACACAAGTTGAGTCTTTGAAGGAAGACGTAGCAGACCTTCGTCATGATGTGAAAGAAGTACATTCAAGGATCTCTACTGGAAACAGGGAGATCCTCGATAAGATCGAGTCGATGGAGCGTCGTCTTGAACAAAGGATGACCGACAACAACTCTATCGCAAAGGAACAACATGAGATGATGTCTATGGATATGAGTCGCATCTCTTCTCGTATCGATATCTTAGAAAGATGGAGATGGATGATAGTCGGTGGAGCCCTTGCAGCAGGCTTCATGCTAGGCAACAGCGAATTCTTCAGTAAACTATTTCATTAGTTCGATAGCTTTTATAAAAAAGCAAATTTGATGTATGATATATAATGATACGTTGAATTCAGTATGGAGACACATGTGCAAGTCAAACTTATATCATACTCTAAGCCGTCTACAGAGCTCGTCAAGGAAGGGCTCTATGATGTGCAAGAGCTTATAGCATTCTGCGCCAGAGTTTCAAACCCGTCGAACCAACTCAACACCGAGACCTCAGATAAGCTTATCAAGTACTTGATCAAGCACCAACACTGGTCTCCGCTTGAGATGGTTTCTCTTTGTCTAGAGATCACAACGACTCGAGACATCGCAAGGCAGATACTTCGGCATCGTTCTTTTTCTTTCCAAGAGTTCTCTCAGCGTTACGCGGATCCAACCAAGGATCTAGAGTTCGTGTTTCGTGAAGCACGGTTCCAAGACACAAAGAACCGTCAAAACAGTGTACAATTAGACATGACAGACGAGAAGCAGAGGCTTCTAGCGATCGAATGGGAAAGAGCCCAAAAACGAGTATTATTCGCGGTAGAGCGAGAGTACAAGTGGGCTCTCGAGAATGGTATCGCAAAAGAACAGGCACGAGCCATCTTGCCCGAAGGTTTGACAGGATCTCGTATGTACATGAATGGTACTCTTCGATCATGGGTACACTTCATACAAGTTAGGTCTGGTAACGGTACACAGAAAGAACACATGGATATCGCGAGAGAAGTTGCTAGAGTAATCACAGAAGTATTCCCGTTAGCAGACCAATTTATAACAGAATAAGAAGGTGTAACATGAAAGAAGATGTCATTCATGGCATAAAGGTAGACTATTCTCGTGATTCTTTGTTTGATCAGTTGGGCATCATCCGCCTCAAAGAATCTTACATGAAGGAGGATGAAGACTCCCCTCAAGAAAGGTTCGCTTATGTTTCTAAAGCTTTTGGCAGTAATCCTGGGCACGCTCAGCGCTTGTATGATTACAGTAGTAAGCATTGGCTCAGTTATTCTACTCCTATTCTATCTTTCGGTCGTTCTAAGCGCGGGCTACCTATATCTTGTTTTCTTAACTTTATCGAAGACACAGCAGAGGGACTAGTTGACAACCTTAGCGAAACTAATTGGCTTTCTATGCTTGGTGGTGGCGTGGGTATCGGCTTTGGTATACGTTCGGCGGATGATAAGAGTACGGGAGTTATGCCGCACCTCAAGATCTATGACGCATCGAGTCTGGCCTATCGTCAAGGCCGCACTCGTCGTGGAAGCTACGCTGCTTACCTCGATATTAGTCATCCTGACATCATGCACTTCTTAGAGATGCGTAAACCTACAGGCGACCAGAACATGAGATGCTTGAACCTGCACCATGGAATCAACATCCCTGATACCTTCATGAAGTTGATCGAGAAGTGTATGATCGACGAGAACGCTGATGATGGTTGGCCATTGATTGACCCAGCTTCAAGCGAGGTACGCGAGACGGTATCCGCGAAAGAACTATGGCAACGTATCCTAGAGATGCGTATGCAGACAGGCGAACCATACCTTCATTTCATCGATACATCTAACAAGCATCTTCCGCAATGGTTGAAGGATAAAGGGCTTAAGATTAACCAATCTAACCTATGCTCTGAGATCATCCTTCCGACCAACGAACAGCGTACCGCAGTGTGTTGCTTGTCTTCACTTAACTTGGAGTACTATGATGATTGGAAAGATCACGAACTTTTTCTTCGGGACGTGGCGGAGATGCTTGATAATGTCCTACAGTATTTCATCGATAATGCTCCTGATAGCATATCACGTGCAAGATTCAGCGCTAGCAGGGAGCGCAGCATCGGTATTGGTGCTCTCGGCTTTCATGCACTACTACAAAAGAAGATGATACCATGGGAATCTGCGATGGCTGTGGGCTTAAACAAGAGGATCTTTAAGAATGTACGTGAAAAGCTTGATCAAGCGAATAAAGCTCTTGGAATGGAGAGAGGTGAGGCACCTGACGCTGAAGGTACTGGCAATCGTTTCAGCCATCTTATGGCAATTGCTCCCAATGCTAGTTCTTCCATTCTTATGGGCAATACCTCTCCTAGTATTGAACCTTATAGGGCTAACGCTTATCGCCAAGACACTTTATCAGGCTCTCACTTAAATAAGAATAGATATTTGGATAACATTATTCAAAAAGAAGCGGAGAAACATAATGAAGGATGGGCTGACGACGTATGGCGTTCGATTATTGCGAATGATGGTAGCGTTCAGCACTTGGATTGGATGGACGAATGGACAAAAGATGTTTTCAAAACGTCTATGGAAATTGACCAGCGTTGGGTCGTCCAACACGCCGCAGATAGGCAAGTATATATAGACCAAGCGCAGTCGCTAAACGTATTCTTCCGTCCAGATAGTCACATCAAGTATATCCATGCTGTTCACTTTATGGCGTGGCAGAAAAAACTCAAAACGATGTATTACTGCCGTAGCGATAAGATCGCAAAAGCAGATAAGGTAGCAAAACGACTTGAGAGAGAAATTATTAAAGAAATCAATTTAAGTGACCTCGCTCAAGGCAATGAATGTTTAGCCTGTGAGGGGTGAAAACCTTGTATTACTAAAAATAAAATAAGAGATTCTGCTGTTGAAAATGCTGCTATGAGAGGTAAATATGGAGAAAACCACCCAACAGGCGGTACAGTGTGGTGGAACAACGGCATTTCCCATAAAAGATGTTCAACTTGTCCAGGAGACGGTTGGGTTCAAGGTAGAATTTTCAAAAAGAGAAAGTAAAATGGATGCCTACGACATCTCTGATAAAATAAAGAAGTATTGGGCTGCTCTCTACCCAAAGAATAGTGGAGAGATGCCCAAACCGAAGCGTGTTATTAAAGTCATTGTGAACACCCCTGAAGGTTATCGTGACGTGGTAGGCGTTTATATAAACGAAGACAGAATTGAATTAGTATTGGACAAGGAATAGCACTAGCTTCATACTGAAGTCTATGGTTTTATAAATAGAGGTAAGGAGAAAAAATGACCCCATACATTTATAAAATCAAACATATTCCATCAGGTAGATATTATATTGGATCTCAATATGGTAAAAATGCTGACCCTGAGAATTTCTGGTCTTCATATGTAACATCATCGAAGTATGTCCAACAACTTATTACTGAAGATGGGTTGGATAGTTTCATGGTTGTTAAAGTTGCCCCAAGACACGATGCTAGAGAGTATGAGTCTAAACTATTAAGGCGCATCTATAGAAGATTTGGGAAAGAGAAGTTCTTAAACACGATGATCAACAGAAATATTGCTCCTGGAATTCTTCTAACAGACGAGATTATAGCCAAAGCTAATGTTAAACGTGCAGTTTCAAACTCAATAGCCGCCAAAAGACTATTAGAGAAAAACGCACATAATTTTCAAAAATTTAAAGCTGGTGACCTAGAACATGTGCGTCAGCAAAGATCGGAAAGAATGATAGGTAATAATCTTGGGTCTTTAAAAGAGATCACAGATGAATACCGAA